GCATCGACAAGCATGGACACCTTGTCCATGAATCCTTCAAATAATTTTTCTAAATCTTCTCCACCAAGATCTTTTAAGAAACCTTTTGTTGCATCATAGGCTTCGTATCCAGCATTGACAAAGGTGGCAAATCCATTGACAAGAGCCATTCCAAAATTTGCCAGGAATGAACTCACATTATTCATTGTTTTTAGGAAACCCTCAAGGAATGATCTAGCACCTAATAATTTGGTGAGTAAGAATCCAAGTAATATGCTTCCAATAAAATTTTTAAACCACCCAAGGACTCCCATTCCACCTACTCTTGGAATCCTATTAGTCAATCCTCTATCTTTTTCTGCTCCTGGTTTTGTTTCAAGTCTTTCCTCAGTTTTTTCTCTTCTCTCTTGCAATTCTCTTGCTTTTTTCTGCTGAAGCTTGGTTTTCTCAACCGCAAGTGTTCCTGCTAATATATTTTTGATCGATACTAATTTTACATTTGCCTTCGCAAAAAAACTTTGTGTTGGTTGCGCTGACTTGGTATCAGTGCTCTGAGTCGTGTTAAGAAGTTTCTGAGAATTAATCATCTTATCCTATCCCCAGGGTA